CCTGGCTTAGATTTAAAAAAGACAAGCACCTTGAAAGCGTCATTGCAGACACTAACTGGAAAAATAGTTGATGATGGATTTCTAAATGCCACAATTACAAAAGCAGATCCAAAAGCAATTAACGAAACTGTAAATAACTTAGAAGAAGTTTCAGCACCAACTGAATCTCAACTAAAAACTATTTTAACAGAAGTATCACCATTACCTGATCTCGTAGAAGAATCAGTCAAGACAGATCCAGTAGAAACACTCAGTGCTGAATCTAAAAAAACAAAAAGCACAATTGATGATGTACTTAGAAAGCCATTAAGTAATCCAGGATTTAGTTTTAGTAATCTAATGGCTGCTGTTGTTGCAGATATTAAGGGTATCACTCCACCTACTATACCAAAGCAAATAGTACAAGATAGAACAATTGGCGATAATAATCAAATTGTAACTTATGAATTGGTTGATAACAACTCTAATACGAGTATCAACCAAGCAATTCAGCTGAACGGCATTGTTTCAAAAAATTTAGAAAATTCTGTACCACCATTTAAAATATCTGAAAACACAAGACAGTGGAAAGGTGGTCAAACAAACTTAGCTGAATATAGTTTTGAAATTATTGATACACCAGAAGAATTAGAATTAGAATTAAATTCTACTAAAAGAACTATTACTGGTGTATTAGTTCATTGGAGTAGGACATATGACGACCAATTCTTAACAGCTAAAGATCTACACAATAGAGAAGTTGCTAAGCAAAAAACATCACTTGGTGCGAGATTTAATCAAAGGGCTGATAGAACAGGTATTCAAACACATATTGTAATACAAAGAGATGGAACTGTTCAAAGAGGTAAGCCGTTTGATGCTAAAAATTATAATGGAACTGCATGGGCAGAAAGAGGATTACATATCACCTTCATAGCTGGATATTCTGTACCAACTGGAACTTCTAGCCCAGAACTATTCTTGTCAGAAAAATCCATTACTAGTGAGCAGTGGAAATCATTTGATGCAGTAATAGATGTTATCTACAAATCTATTCCTGGTGTACAATTTGCAAGTCACCGTGATATTAATCCAAACTCAACATGTCCTGGATTTGATGTACAAACTTATGTTGAAGGTAAATTTGGTAAGTCGACTATCTATGAAGATTTAACAAATGCACTAGAAGCATTTTCTGATGAAGAACAAGTGAATACTAAATCTAAAAAGATTGCAAAGGAAGTTCAACCTCTTGTTGGCCAATTAGAAAATCTTGTTGATGCTTTATCTAAAAAGTTTGAAAACACTGACCCAATTACAGGTGAAACTAAAAAACCATCTCCAGCAGAATTATTAAAATCAGCTGAAGATTATGAAGGATTAAAAAAACAAGCTGCAGATATATCTAGAGAAATTGATAATACTGTTCGGACAACAATTGAATCTGATGAATTTAGCGATGCATTTAGAGATGCAGCTAAAGCAATTAAAGATACGCTTGAACAAGATTTAGGAACTACTGAAAACAATTTACTTAAAGCTAGAAGTGATTTAATGAATAACAATTATCAATTTAAAGACGACATTGGTTGGACGGAGATTACATAATGGCTGATGAACCGATAAGAGATGATGACCTTGATACTCTCCTTTTAGCTCAAGGATCAGCGAAAACAAATTCAGAAGGTAAACCACTAGACGGTTTTGAAGATCCTCGAGGAGTATATCCTCGTAAAGAATATGAAAACATCGCAACTACTAATATTGCTGCACGTGGATACGTTAAGAATGATCTGCTTACTCATGGTGGAGCAGTTAATGTTTCACTTGATTTAAACGAACAAGTTTCTTCTGAATATCCACTAAACCAAGTAAGAGAAACTGTATCTGGTCATATCACTGAAATTGATGATACTCCTGGTGCTGAAAGAATTTTATTTAGACATCGTACTGGGGCAGGTGTTGAATTAAGAGCTGACGGTTCAGTAATAGTCAATTCTGTTAAAAATACAGTAAGAATTACTGGTGGTGATGAGAAGGTTATTGTTGAAGGCGATGGAGAAATTATATATCATGGTAATTTAAAATTAGATGTCACTGGTGATTTTGATCTTAAAGTTGGTGGTAACTTCAATGTAATTACTGGTGGTAATAAAGTTGAAGATATTCGTGGATCACACAAACATATCGTGAATAGAAATTATGACACCACTGTTAGAAAGAATAGAAATTTATCTACAATCGGTGTTACTACAGATACTAAATTTAATGATTATAACCTTATAACAAAAGGTGATGTAAGTAGCTATATTCAGGGCAGTGAGAGCAAATTCATATCAGATACTTTATTCATGACAGCAAAGCAAGAGATTGCGTTATCATCTATTAATACGAACATAGCAGCAAAGTCTCTTACTGTCATTGGAGATTCAGGCACGATTGGTGGTGATAACATTATTAATTATTTCTATAATGCTTATGGTGTATCTGCAACATTTGATGCTGGAGTAACAGCACCAACTTTTCATGGCGATTTAGATGGAACAGCAAAGCAATCAAATGTTACTGCATCTCAAAATTACGGAGAAGCAGCTACTTCTGGTGCCGCTTTTCCCTATACTGATAATGCAACGGATACGACTGCTACTGTTGAACCTACGACAGCAATTATGGAAGATTATCTAGACAAATCAAGTAAAGGTTATCGCAGAGTACAGATAGATATTGGAGATATTCTTAAGAATAAGATCGATCGTACTGTAGATTATGGTGGTGTTTCTACACGGCCATTATCTACACCCGAGGTAAGATCTAAATTAAGAGATCCTAAGAATTTTAATAACACGAAATTTACTGGATCACAGATATCAGAAGGAAAGCTTTCTCCTACTTATATTAAACAAACACCAGATGGATTAGGGCGAGTGATTAAGAATGAACCAAATCCAATAAGAGGTTATAACCCTCTTGGAAACTCATCTAGAGGAATATTGAAGAGAGTACAAAGACGATGAATTTTATTCCAGATCCAGTATACAATCCAGAGTTTAGACAGTCGATTACTTCGAAAACAAAACTCGCGCCAGGAATATCTATGGCAAAATTTTTAGGTGGTTATGGTGATCAAGTTACTCTTGGTCATATTTCAAGTCAGACTGAAAGATTGAAATTAGCTAAGCAATTTTATCTTCATGCTCAAGCAATGTCGACTATTTCAAAAAATAGTGGGCAATTTAAAGATTATAGACTAATAGTTGCAGAAGGATTGTATAGACCTGGACCACAAGAACAATTTGATATTGAAAGTATTAATGGTCTTAGTACTCAGGGACGGGCCGTTGTATATGAATTAAGAAACTCAGTTGGAGATATAGATCTTAAGAAAACATTTGATTTAGCAGTATACTGGATGAATAATCTAAACTTTGAAAAAATGATATTGGATTATGATACGTTTAACCCAGATGGATCATTAAACGTGCAAATTATTTTAATTATGCCAAAGATATTACCTCCTTGGCAAGTTAGCTTTAAGAACAACGTTGAAACTAGATACAATACTTACGTACAAAGTACAAACGAATTGTTAGAATGTTTACCAGAATCTGTAGATGATGACATAAAGATCTACTCTTGATGAATAAATAGCATTATAGATTTTAAAAGAGAATCCCATGCCATTAAGAGCTTTTGCAAATGAAGATGGAAATCTTCAGATCAAATCACTTGTCACTACTAGAAATAGAACATATAGTGATATCGATCTTACGTTTCAAAAGAAACCATCTGGAGATGTGTATAAAAAAACAGATGCGGCAGCTGTGAAGCAAGCAGTTAAAAATATACTGTTAACTAATTATTCAGAAAAACCATTTGTTCCAAGATTCGGGGCTGATTTAAATTCTATACTTTTTGATCTAGACACAGAACTTGATCAAGATATTATACAACAATTGATTATTACAACGGTAGAAGATTTTGAACCAAGAGCAAAAATACTTGATATTCAGACTTCTTTTAAACCAAATAATAATGCGGTTGATATTACCGTAACATTTCAGATTTTAAATACCGGTGAAACGGTAGTAGTTGATGTAACACTTACGAGGTTGAGATAAATGGCTACAACGATTAAGTCAACTGACTTAGACTTTGATACTATTAAGAATCGTCTTAAAGATTATCTAAAGGCTAAAGAAGAATTCAGAGACTATAACTTCGAAGCAGCGGGTATGTCTAACCTTCTAGATGTATTAGCTTATAATACTCACTTTAATGGGTTGCTCGCAAACTTTGCGTTAAACGAATCATTTTTGAATACAGCTCAATTGAGATCGTCAGTTGTATCTCATGCTGAAGCACTTGGATATGTTCCTCGTTCATATTCATCAGCTGTAGCATATGTCAATATTTCTATTCAGATTAACGAGATTGTTAAACCAGCATCTATTACTCTACCGCGCGGTACAACATTTACTTCATCTATTGGTGATAAGACATATACGTTTAGAACACTAGAAACTTATGCTGCAACTCCAGATGAATCGGGAGTTTATGAATTTACAACTACGACTGGATCTAATTCAATACCGGTATACGAAGGAATTGAAAGAACTAAAACTTTCTTTGTTGGAGAAACTTCTGAGTCACAAGTATATGTTATACCGGATGTATCAGCAGATATCAATACTTTCTTAGTAAGAGTTTTAGAAACAGCTGGATCAGCTTTGTCTTCTGCAGAAACATATGATAACTTAGCGAATGCTGTTACAATCGAAGAAGATTCTAGATTCTACCAAGTGAAAGAAGTACCAAATGGAAATTATGAAGTTCTTTTTGGTGATGGCATATCTACTGGAAAAAGACCGGAATCAGGCAATAAGATTGTCATTACTTACTTAACTCCTTCTGGGCCAGACGCTAATGACGCAGATGGCCTTACTGCATCAAGTGATTTAAGAGTAAATGGTGTTGATTATCCAATTCAATGTATTACTGAAACAGCAGCATCAGGTGGTGCGTTTAAAGAATCAATTGAGTCAATTCGTCAAAATGCTCCGATAAAATTTGCATCACAACAAAGATTAGTTACTGCAGATGATTACACTGCTCAAATCTTTTCGAAATATAATTCTTATTTAGATGATGTAATATCTTGGGGAGGCCAAGACAATGATCCTCCTAAGTATGCTACAACATACGTCGGCCTCAAATTTAAAGAAGGTATTTCTGATACACTTCAACAAAATATTAAGAATGACATCGTTAATAACTTAACAAAAAGTTTAGCGATCATGTCTGTTGAGACAGAGTTTACTGATCCAGTAACAACATTCTTAGAAATTACTGCATTTTTTAACTTCGATCCAGATCTTACTAATGTAACACCTAGAGCAACTGAAAATACAGTTAAAGATCTAATACTACAATATTTTGATGATAACTTAAAGAAATTTTCAAAAGTATTTAGACGTTCTAATTTGATAGCTCAAATAGATGATTTAGATGAAGCAATTCTAAACTCTAGGATGGAAGTCAAAATACAACAAAGATTTCAGCCAGTACTTGGGTCTGAGCTAGGATATAAATTGTCATACCCAGTTTCAATTGCAAATCCAGATGATGAAAACTATATTATAACTTCTAATAGATTCTTAATTGGAACTACTATTTGTTCGATAAGAAATAGATTAGGATCAAATAGATTAGAAATCGCTGATGGCGCTGGAAATATATTAGTTGATAATGTTGGATTCTATACACCAGGTATTGGTACAATTCAATTAGAAGGATTTGGACCAAGCTCAGTTTTGAATGATACAGTTATTAAGATGTCAGCCGTGCCAGCAAATCAAAGTACAGTAAGACCATTAAGAAATTATATCATTGATATTGATGACGCACTACTCGTAGCAAATGCACAGATAGATTACCAAACAACACAAGTGACCTTGTAATATGGCTCATAAGTTAGAAGACAAAGATAGAAGAGCTCTAGACTTTCATAGATCTCAAGTAAGAGAAAATCTTCCAGAATACTTTATGGAAGACTATCCTACCTTTGTCAAATTCTTAGAAGCTTATTATGATTTCATGGATTCGGATGGTGCTTCATCATTCGATACTGAGATTGGTAATTTAAATTCTATTCGCGATATTTCTGAAACTCCTACTAAATATCTAGATCAAGTCATTGCAGAGCTTGGTTCTAGTATTAAAAATGGTGATCTATTCGTAGACCCTAGATTTTCTGCCAGAAGATTTGGTGATTTCTATAGAACAAAAGGATCAGAAAGAGCTATACAAGAATTTTTTAGAGCTTTCTTTCAATCAGAAGTAGAGATAGAATATCCAAAGGGAAATATCTTTATCGTTGGTGAAGATAGAATTGGTGCCGAATCGCTAAGATATATACAGGATTATAGAAAATATCAACTATATTCTATTTTACTTAAAGTTGGTCTAGGTGTAAGAACATATAGAGAACTTTATAAGAAATTTGTTCACCCAGCTGGATTCTACTTTGAAGGGGAAGTCAGTGTTGTTGGTTTAGCGGAAAATAATTTCTTCTATTTAAACGACTCAACTGATCTTTACATCGAAGACGAAGATGTTGGAGCTAAGCTTGTTACAGAAGTTTTTGCCGAAGCTGCTTTATTGTCTTCAATTACTGGTATCACCGATTCTATAGATGGCGATGGTCCTATAGTACGTAGTATAAGAACTGATATTGATCGTAATTACATTAATCTGTATCAGACCTTGACGATTGAAGAACTTAACAGATACTTCGACATTAAGAGTCTTGTATCTCCAAATAGTCCGAAGTTTGATGATAGTGCAAATATTGCTAGACCTGACTTTGCGTCTGAGTACGATAATTTCAGATTTGACCAAAATGTATTTGGTAGATATAACACAGACTCAGCTTACTAGTATAAATAAAAGTATAGATTTTACGGATATGATTCATGACTAGAGAAATTATAGCCACTGGCACTTCCGCGAACGACGGGACTGGTGATACCCTTAGACAGGGAGCAGATAAGATTAATAATAACTTCGAGGAACTTTATCTTTTCCTCGGAGGTGACTCTACGTCTCTTTCTCCACAGATTGGATTTGATAGTTCAGCAATTATATTCGAAGGATCGTCAACGGATGATTTCGAAACAAGACTAGAAGTTGTTAATCCAACTGCTGATAGAACAGTTTTAATACCAAACTATACTGGCACAATCGTAATGGATTCTGCCACTCAAACTTTATTAAATAAAACACTTGATAGTGCTACAATTAATAATCCATTACTTGATGGAATTAAACTGCAGGACGATAACTCATCTCACCAGTACTCAATTGTTCCTGGAAGTTTAACTACAAACGTTAATATAACAATTCCAAATATTTCTGCTGATGATACTTTTATATTAAAAAATGCTGATCAAGGAGCATTGTTAAATAAAACTTTGTATCGTCCAGAAATACTACAAAGCATTAATGATTCATCTGGTACTACGATTATTGGATTGGTTAGATCAGCTGGTGCAACGAACAATGTTGTTGTAACAAACACCGATAGTGCACCACTGCTCACTGTAGCAGGATCTGGAAACAATTTAGATCTTAGATTAAAAGGTAAAGGTAAAGGATCTACTTTATTAAAACCTGCTTATGAACCAGCAGAACAGAATTCACAAGGACCGATTGATTCTGACGCTGGATTTGTTTTCTTTACACATACAGCAAATATGGAAGCTTATCTAGGATCAGGTACCACAATTGGTGAGTCTAAGATTCTGTTAAATAGAACTACACAAGGTACAAATCCTTATGTAGATGTAAAACCATATAGTTCTACACAGGCTCAACAATATAGAAAAGGTTCCGGAACTGGAACTTCAGTTAGATTACAGAGAGGAGGAAGTGCTCATTTCATATGGGATGGAGTACTTTGGAATGTTATCGGTTATGGAATGGATAGCAGCACCTCAACAGAATTAATTACACTAAATTAATGGGTAATATAAAATGACAGCAAAGATCACCGATCAACTTAAGAGAAAATTTCTAGAAGACATCTATCAAGAAATTTCTACTACAAGCGACAGATATTATGTTGGTATAGGTCGTACAGAAGAATGGGGTAACGGTGATGTTGACCCTGATGTTGATAATAGTGTCCGTGGTGAAAGATTATTCAGACAATCTTTGCAGTCTATAAAGAGTATTGCAGATGTATCTTATGTTGTCACTCGTCATAACTGGACAAGTGGTACTCGTTACTATAATTATGATGATGCTACAACTCGTGGTGATGCAAACGCATTTTATGTTAAAACAGAAGATAACCAAGTTTATATTTGTCTGCAGTCTGGTAAGAATGCTCAGGGACAAGTTGAGCCATCTTCAGTAAAACCAACTGGAACATCTTCAAATTCATTCTTAACTTCTGACGGATATGTGTGGAAGTATTTGTATACAATCAGCGCTGAACAAGCTCGTAAGTTTCTTTCAGCTAATTTTATGCCGGTTGAGTACATTAGTGATTCTTCTAATGATCCAGGTCTATCTGCACTTCAAGCTCAACAAGCAACTATTCGAGAAGCGGCTGTCGCTGGAGAAATACTAGGTGTTGAAGTAATTAACGGTGGAACTGGATTCGGTGCAGTTGGATTTGGTTCCGGAACTCCTGGAGGTTCTGGTACAGCTCCAACAGTAACAATTACTGGTGATGGCACTGGAGCTACTGCTCGAGCATTTGTTTCAGGTAATACTATTACTCGTATTGAGCTTGATTCTGATTTAACAAAAGCTAGAACGTTCGGTTCTGGTTATTCGTACGCTGATGTGAGTATCGTTGGTGATGGAACTAATGCCACAGCAAGAGCTGTATTTGTCGGAGATGATTCTGGCTTGGGTGCGAATCCAGTTAAGAATTTAAAAGCAACTTCTATTATGTTTAATGTTGTTCCTGATCTCGGCGAAGAAGGAGCTGATGGTTGGAACGATTGGCCTATTATTTCAGCTGACCGAACAGATAATGCCGAGTATAGACAAATTGGTGTTATTAAAAATCCAACTGACCCAGCTGGAGTTGGATTAACAGCTACAGCAGGTAGAGTATCAGGATATTTTGAGTTAAGTCTTACTTCAGATAATCAATACTTTGCATCAGAAACTTTAATCACTGGTACAGGCGACCCATCTGGTGTTGCAACGGCAGTAGTTGATGATGTTGATTCGAATAGAATATATTTCCATCAAACAGAAGAAACTGGATTCTTACCATTTGCTTCTACCGGTAGTATTATTCCTGACAATGGTAACTCTTACTCTTACGGCTCTGTAGAGACCACAGTAGACGTTGATAGATATAGTGGAGAGATCTTCTATATAGAAAATAGAGCAGCAGTAGAAAGAACTGATCAACAATCTGAAGACATTAAGATAATCGTCACATTATAGGATTTAAATTCTTATGGCAAATACAATTACTTCATCAACCTTTAGTAATACTTACAAAGATGACTTTGCAGATAGTGATGGTTATTACAGAATTCTTTTTAATAGTGGAGTTGCTCTACAAGCTAGAGAACTTACACAACTACAAACAATCATTGATAGACAACTTCAAAGATTTGGTAATAACATATTTAAAGAAGGTGCTGCTGTAAAAGCAGGTAGTACCTCAATTGATAATCTGATTGAATACATTAAGCTTCAAGATCTTACAAACTTTCCATTACCAAACACTGTAACAGATTTAGTTGGTAGAACATATAGAGGTGTAACATCTTTAGTTGAATTTGAGATCTTAGAAGTTGTAGAAGCTGCTGACGGCGATCCTGCTGCTTTATACGTTAGATATACTGATACACTTAATTCAACTGGATCTACTACTACTACTCCTAGAGTAAGAGAAGGTGAAATTTTAGAAGACACTCTTGGAGGAACAGGCGACTTAAAAGTTGCTGCGATATCTGGTTCGGTATTACCCACTGGTCTTGCTTCTAAATTTTCTGTAGATGAAAGTATCTTTTACACTAAAGGTTTCTTTGTCTTTACTGAAGGCCAATCAATCACTATATCCAAGTTTAGTAATCAACCAAGTGTCGAAGTAGGATTTAAAGTAATAGAAGAAGTTGTCACTGTAGCTGATGATGATGCACTATATGATAACCAAGGTGCTACTCCAAATATTTCTGCTCCAGGCGCTGACAGATATAGAATTAAACTATCTCTCACAACTAAAGATCAAATTCTAGAAAATGAAAGCTTTGTTTACTTATGTAAAATACAAGAAGGTGTAATTGTAAGATCAGTAGAAGAAGGTGGGTCTTATGCTATTCCTAGAGACCTTATTGCAACTAGGATTAGAGAAAATTCAGGCGACTATATAGTTAAACCATTTACAGTTACTTTTGAAGATGACTCAGACACTGACTTCTTAGTTCTCCGCCATTCAGACGGGATTGCTGTTGTAAACGGATATAGAGCATCTGTTACTAAACCAGGAAGTATAAGAATACCAAAAGCTCAAGATACTTATACCAGAACTGGTGAGACTGTAGCTCTTACATTTGGTAATTTTGTTCAAGTAGAATCAACTGCAACATCTGGTTTGCCAAACATCGATACTTTTGAGCTTCTAACTATTAAAGATGCTGTTGACTTTGGCGGAAGTGCTATTGGTACCTGTCGAGTTAGAGCTGTCAATGAAACAAATACAGCTGGAACATATCAATATTATGTCTTTGACATATCGATGAATATTGGATCTGACTTTGGTCAAGCTAAGAGTATTGGTACTAGTAGCTCAAATTATTTTAATCCAAAGCAAATTACAAATAGAACTGTTCTAGAAAATGTATTAGATAATAACTTATTATTTGAACTCCCAAGTGAAAGACCTGAAACAATGTCTTCAGTTGGTGTTACATACCAGAAGAGAATTACAGCGACTAACGTAACAGGTGGTACAGTTAATATCACTGGTGCATTAGAAGGTGATGAAGTATATGATAATACTGACGACTGGGTTTTAGCATATGTTGATTCAGCAATTGTTGCTGCTGAAGTTGATCCTAGCACAGTTGGCTCAACAACTGCTACTTTAAATAATGTACCGGCTCGAATTGCTGGAGCTGGCACGTTAGAAGTTTTTGCTTATGTAAGAAACTCTAATGCTACCATTAGACAGAAAAATCTAGTAGAAAGATCAATTACTGTTTCTGGCTGTGAAAGCGATGGTA